GTCCCTAGCTCAGGACAGGGGATTATCTATCCACTGCAAATTATTAATAAAGCTCAATATTATGGTGTCACAAGATTAACACCACTACAAACTCGCCCAGGATTTATATTTCTAGATAAACAACCACAAGAAAGTTTAGTTACATTATATCCCCAGCCTGACCAACCATATCCATGCTTGCTTGGTGTCAAGCTTATGCTAAATAAACTCATAGCCAATGAGAGCCTTGAGGAGCTACCGCCTTTTTACTATGGATTTTTAAAGTATTGCCTGGCTAGAAAGTTCTTATCCTATTATCCATCAGGCAATTGGCCGGATACTGCTGAGCAAGAATACCAAGATTATTTTAATACCATTAAAAATGCCAACGAAACAGATTTAACTGTACGTCCTTCGGCCATATTAAGTAGGCCTGAGCCTTTCTACTGGCAAAATATTTTGGCCTATTAATATGAGGAAAGATTACGACTTAGTCGGAAGCTATGACAACCAACGCGTGAGCACAATAAATGCTGAACGCACCGTTAATCTATTTGAATATTTAGACCCAGATGGCAAACGTCCTAAAGTATTGCTCCCAACAGCAGGACTTATTAATGCAAATCTTCATTTTGGTTCTGAAACGGGTGGTGCACGAGCTTCATTTGTTTTTAGCAATGCCATTTATCAAGTTTATGGCGCATCAGTATATAGAACTAATGGCACAACAGGGGCTCTTATTACTACCCTTATTGGCACTCTTTCAACCACCGTAGGCTATGTGGGCGTAGATGCAAATACCTATCAGGTTATATTTGTCGATGGTGTGCAGAGTTTTATTTGGGATATTAATGCAAGCACCTTTGTGAAAATAACAGATACTGGGTTTCCTTCTAAGCCCATTGATGTGTGTTATTTGGACGGCTTCTTTTTAGTAGCCAATGGGGATACCAATACATTCCAGCTGTCCATGATTAACCAAGGGATGGTTTGGAGTGGCGGCTCAGGTGGAGCTGCTACTTTTACAGCAGACGCTGGAACAGACATTCTTACTTTAAGTACGAATACAGCTAATTTTGCCACTGGTGTCCCCATTGTTTTTACAAGTGCTGGTACCCCTCCGCCACCACTTGTGGCAGGAACAACTTATTATGTCATAAGAGTAAGTGCTCCTACAGTGACCCCAGGAACCATAAAGCTTGCTACAACCTATGCTAATGCAATTGCTAATATTCCCATTGACATAACAGGGGCGGGCGTTCCTCCAAATACCATAACTAGCCCAGGCCAATTGCAACTTGGAAGCATCACATCTCACCCAGGGAATATTGTAGGATGCAGAACCCTTCACCGACGAATATTTTTATTCTCAGCCAACTATACAGAAGTATGGGAGAACGCAGGTCTTGGAACAAACTTACCATTTAGGCGGGTTAATTCATTGCTTATGGAGGTTGGAACACCTGCTCTAGGAAGTATAGTTGTTGGATTTGATAGCATGTTTTTTTTAGCTCAAGACAAAGACGGTCTTGCAGGCGTCATGATTGTTAAGGGAACAGAGGCAAAATCCGCAAGCAATAGGGCGCTTGACTTCCAATTAGCTCAATATGCAGCAGATCCATTAAAGGGTGTTTCGGATGCACGAGGCATTCTGCTCAAGGAAAATGGACTTATCTTTTACAGATTAAACTTCACTAGAGCAAATCATACCTTTGTTTTTGACGTCACTATGAGTGCAGAATCTCCGAAATGGCATGAAGAGGAAGTACTTAATGGCGATAGACATCCTGCTCAAACCCATGCCTATTTTGATGGGGTGAATTACTACGGTGATTATCAGCATCCCATATTTTATATCGTTGATGATGCCACACCTACAAACAATGGTGAAACCATTCGTCGGATGAGAATTGGACGCCAAATGACACCAGAGGGATATAACCGATTGCGTATTGATAGGTTCCAGGTGGATTTGTTGCAGGGGTCTTTGGATATATCCCAATTTATCGATGATGACCTACTGACAGAACTTAGTGAGGCCTTAACAACTGAAGATGGTGAAGACATTATTTTAGATCAACAAATTAATATTGGCGGTGGCCAACCAGTAGTGTTCTTGACTATTTCAAGGGATGGCGGCCAGACCTACGGCAATTACCTGCAAGCCACAATGGGGAAATTAGGTGAGCGTACATACAGAACTGTATGGAGAAAATTAGGGACAACCCCAAGAGGCCAGGGTTTCATACCTAGAATTGAGTTTTTTAATGAAATCCCATTTGTGGTTCTCGGAGCCGCGTGGGATTTTGAAGTATTACCGGAGTAGGGCATGGCCAGAGACTTAGATAATTTCCCAACCTATGACCCAATTATTAGGGATTCTGTTTATTTAAGCAGTATTTGGGGTGATTTTATGGCCACCTTTATTGAATCTTTGCGCGAATATTTGTCACAAAATGGGATATTTGTTCCGAGGATAACTACTGAGCAACGTGATAGTTTGCAGAATCCTGTTAATGGTCAACAAATTTACAACACAACTTTAGAGAAATTTCAGGGTTATGAAAATAATGCCTGGGTAAACTTAATATAGACACAAGGAATGTAGCTATGCCATTTGATCCGCAACAACTACTAGGTGGGCTAGGAGGACTTTTTGGTGGGCTTTTTGGTAATTCTGGAGCTCCTTATGACAAGGCTATGGATCAATACAGGCAATGGGGAGATAAGGCTGCTGGAGGGTTGCAGCCTTATCAAAATGCAGGAACTGGAGCTATTAGCGATTATCAAAAATGGTTACAAGGTCAACAAGACCCTAGCAAGTTCATTAACAATCTTATGAGCGGGTACAAAGAAAGTCCTTATGCTCAAAATATGCAACAAGAGGCTATGCGTGCAGGCCAAAATGCAGGTTCTGCTAGTGGCATGATGGGTAGCACTCCTTTGATGCAGCAGATGCAACAAAATGCTGGAAATATTGCATCACAAGACCAAAACCAATGGCTTCAAAATGTATTGGGCATCAATAAGCAATATGGTGAAGGCCAGAATAATCTTATGACCGGCGGCCAGAATGCGGCTAATTCATTGGCTAATTTGTATAGCCATATGGGTGATCAGATGGGACAAGGTGCATTTGGCAAGCAAGCTGGCAAGCAAAATGATTTCTGGAACACCATTGGCGGCATTGGCAGCATACTTGGCAGCTTTTTTTAAGGATTAAATTATGGGACTACCATTACCTAGAGTTATTCCTGATGTGGGACCTGGCGGACCATTGGTTACTGCTATGGGAGGTATGAATGCATTAGCCAATAACATGCATTTGAAAGACATAAATAAAGTTAAGGCGCAATTTGCTCCGATGACTACTCAAGCTGAAGCTGCATCAAAACTTGCTTATGCCAATTTAATGGGCCCTCAATTCTTAGCTAAGTTATTAGGCAATGATGCAGCTATAGCAAATATGGGCGATCCAGCCGCAAGAGCTGCTTTGCAAAAAGCAGTTGCAGCTGGGATGGGACAAGGAACAGGGCTTAATTTTTTGAATCAAATGCCACAAGGAAATAATCAATTTTCTGGTATTGGGCAGCCTTCAACTAATTCCCTTTCAGGTTGGATTGCTAATAAGCTGAAAAGTGCTTTTGGTCAGGGCCAACAAGTTCAGCCACAAAATCCATTTAGTCAGAATAATAATCCAGGTATGCCACAACAAGGAATGCAACAACCTGGACAATTTTCACACCCCTCTAATAATCCTTTGGTTGGTCAAAGAAGGCCTAATGGGGCTGTAACGCAGGTTGGGCAGCAATGGTATGACAAGGATAATAATCCAGTTTATGACGATGAAGAAACTAATCAAACTCCAATGCAGATGGAACTTACTAGCGGACAATCTCCTGTAAGACAGCCTACTTATGCGGAAAATACTGGAAATTATAAAGGAACCGTAGAAGAGGGCAAAGAGCTAGGAAAAATTCGTGCAAAAACCATTGATGAAATGGATCAACAATACCAACAAGCCATTCAATCTGAAGTGCCTTTAAAGCATATGAATGAAATTGTAACAAACCCAAAATTTCAAAACCTAAGAAAATTCCCGTGGTTTCAAGGTTTGCAATTGGACGCTAAGGCTAAAATTGGTACTCCTGAAGAACAAAAACTTATTGGTGATTTTCAAACAACAGCATTAAAAGCTGTGGCAGAAACCGTCATGGGATTTAAAGGAAGAATTTTAGATAAAGAAGTATCTCTTGCTAATGATATGAAAATCAATAAAAACGACACAATTGGGGTAATGTTAGGCAAACTTCCTTCTATTGAAACTTTTCAGGAAATGACAAAGCAGCGGTCAAGATTGGCATCAAGACTTATGCAAAAGCAGCATATGAACAGAGGTGAGGCACTTGAAGAAGCCGATCATATGGTTAATGGTTCTGAAATTAGAAGAAAAGTTGAGAATGAACTAAATCCAATAACTGATGATGATATTGAGACGACGGCTAAAGAAAATGGAATGACTCGTGAGCAGGTTATAAAAAGATTAAAGTCAGAAGGTAGATATCATGGGTAAAAACCTATTTTCTACTGACAAAAAAACACAATCTGAACCTATGAATAAGGGGTCAGGTCGTAATTTATTTGCAAATACAAACTCAGAACCAGAAGAAGGATTTCTACAAAAACTTCCAAGAAACATTGGGGCTGGATTGGCTAATCTTGGTCATTCAGAATTAAATATTCCACATGATATTGCGCAAGCTGCTGAGGATTTTGGACAAAATTTTGGTAATTCATTGAATAAATCATTTCCATTGCCAGAAAATTTTCAGCAAAAATTAGAGCAATTGCCGCAGAAAGAGCAATTTAAGTTATCTGAGCACATTCCTTATCAACAAGATTATGATTTTGCCAAAATGCTAGGACTGCAAGGGGAGCCCACGTTTGCCGATACATTGGTTCAAAAAGGCGTTGAGCATAGCCCAGAAATTTTAGCTAGCGCAAATGCATTAAGAAGTATTTTGCCTCATTTAACAAAACGCGGAGCAACCAATACATTAAAGCAAGCAAGACAATTAGCCTCAGAAAGAAATATAGGTGCTTTTAATGTTGATCCTGAATTAATTGAAGATGCACGTCAATTTATCCCAAAAACACTTCCTTATCGTAATGCATTAGATGCTGCGCATTATGGTGATTATGATTCGTTATTTCGCTTGCAATCAGACGTTGGTAAACATGCATCAGATTATTCACGCTCATTATTTTCAGCAGCAGAGCGCGCGCATGGAAGAGAAGGATTGGCGGCTAGAAAAAGATTATTAGATGCGATTCATGAAAACCTACAATCTCAAGGACACCAAGACATCTCAGATTTATTAAAACAAGGTCAAAATGAATATAGAAAATATATGGGGTTCAAACCTTATAGAAATGCATTAGGAGTGGCAGCTGCATCATTAGCAATTCCTAAAAATCCTATGACTAATCTCTTGAAAAAATTATGGTTACAAAGTAGCCAATAAAAAATAATTTGAAATTTCACAAGGAATGTGAAGCATGTCAACAATTACACATACATTAGCACCAGAACCGTTTTGGATCATCATCAACAACGAAGGAACCGTTGCTGGTGGTGCTAGGATGTTTACTAAGCGCTCATTAAATAAAGTTCAAGATAAAATAGTTTATCAAGATGCTGCGGGAACTATTGCTTGGCCTAACCCTATAATTTTTGATTTAAATGGGGTTCAAGGTCCATTTTATTGGACAGTTGATAGTACCGCTTTAAATGATACTTATTTTTTACAAGTTTATGAAGCTCCAGTTGATGGTTCAGGTTCTGATAGAGGGCCACTTATATGGGATATTGATAATTTTTCCCCAGGAACAGGGGGTGGCGGAGGAGATGTAACAACATATAATGATATTACAAATTACATAGCTAACAATCAATTCATTGACCATATTGATGATGTACCAAGCCCAACGAACACAACCAATCTTGTCATTGCCCCTTCAAATCACAAAGGTTTTACCCCTGCTTTAATTGCACCTGTGGTGGGCACTTACGGTGTAGTGGGGCCAGATATTCGTTTTATTAAAAATACAACAGTCAACGCTGATTCAATATCGTTTCCTTTATTCACTCTTGCAGATTTTCCCTTAGATGGCGATGTAACGCCAGTTGATTATATTCGATATGTATGCACAACAGGCCTTGCAGGAGAGACATATAAATGTTTTCAGTTCCCTATTACTCAAAAGGTTAAGAATTTAGCCAACACGCAAGTGACTTTTGGATTATGGGCAGCAGTTGATTCAACGCCAGTGACTATTAATCTCTATGCTCGCCAATATTATGGCAATGGAACAGCCGCCACTTTAGAATCCACATCAACAAGGCTACATTTCAATACCATTGCTCTTACCAGCACCTGGACATGGTATCCCATGACATTTACTGTTCCTGATACCGCAGGTAATTCCATTGGAACGCCTGGACTACAAACGGATGATGACGCCTTATATATTCAGGTTGAAATGCCACTAAGCGCGCCATGTGATGTGAAATTTACAAAGCCTGCTCTTTATCTAGGCACAGTTGACCCTAATATGGACTTTGATAATTACGACCAAATCAATTCCATCAACTCAACACCAAGAACAGGTGATATCAAAACTACCTTTGTATCCAATCCGGCGTCTACAGCTGCAAATATTACCCTTAAAGGATGGGTGCCAATGAATGATGGCTCCATTGGAAATGTTGCATCAGGCGCTACAACTCGCGCCAATAAAGATACCTTCCAATTATACAAAACCATTTGGGATGGCGTCATTGATACCTGGGCACCAGTTTCAACTGGACGAGGTGCTACGGCAGTCGCAGATTTCTTGGCAGGTAAAACTCTTACACTACCACGATCACTTGGTAGGGCCATGGCTGGAGCTGGAACTGGAGCTGGATTAACAGCACGAGTACTTGGTCAATACCTAGGAGCTGAAACCATAAGCACGGCTGCAATGCCCTCTCACACTCACCCTACCTTTAATCTAGGCGGAACTTTCGTTGGAACTGGCCTTGGTGGAGATAGTTTATCTTCTGGTGGTGGAGGTTTAGGAACAGTTGGTACTACCGGCACAACAGGAAGTGGCGCTGCTGATGGGAATATGGAGCCTACGAGCTTCTTCAATGTATTTATAAAATTATAGGAGCTAAAAAAATGGCAGTTCAATTAGTAAATGTTCCAGCATTAGACCCAAATGCCTACACAGGTCCTACTCGTGTTATGGCAGGTGTTGCGCGCACAGGTTCAGTCACTGTCAATACGATGTATGGGGATAATGGATCAGTAGAATTCGCACGTTGGTTGTATGTAGGCGTGACAGGTAACGTTTCATATAGGAAGTGGGACGGTACAGATCAGACTCTTATCGGGTTGGCAGCAGGTGTTTGGCATCCGGTGTTCTCCATTTTGGTGAATAGCTCAGGAACTACAGCTACCAGTTTGGTATGGGGAAGTTAGCTAACTTCAAAATGTAATATTACAATTAAAAGGAATTAATAAATGACAACTCAAATCTCGCAAACTGTTTTATCCCCATGGTTAACACCTGTTCGAGTGGTATCAACCTCAAATATAGCAGGAACCTATTCTAATGGTCCTCAAAATAATGGTGTTGGTGCAACCCTTACAATAGCAGCCTCATCATTAACCATAGATAGCGTTGTATGTGCAGTGGGTGATCGTGTTCTTCTCCAAACCCAAACCAATACAAATGAGCAAGGTATTTATATTGTTTATAGCATTGGCACCACAGTTGTATTGCAACGCGCAGCTGACCAACAAAGTCTTGAACAAATAAAAGCTGGCCAATATGTATCTGTCGGTGCAGGTTCTGTTAATGCGGGCAATGTGTATAGTATTGTGGAACCCCTACCAGCCATTCTTGGTATCAATGCTCTTGTTATTAATGCAGATCCATCTGCTGGTGGAGTTTCATTTTCAGGTGGTGCATCTACTGCAAATGCTTTAGCTGTGTTTTCTGATACTTCAGGAAATATAAAGGCTGCAACGACCACAACAACTTTAGGTCAAGCATTGGCAGTTACGGGCTCCGTTACTGCTTCTACAAGTATTACAGCTACAGCTGGAAACATAACTTCTGGTTCATCAGGTGATGCAGGAACATTTATCTCTTTCCCTGCAACAGCTGCAAACGGAACATTGATTATTGCTGCGGGTAATGCTGGTGGGGCATTTAACACCACAATAAGCAGTGGAACAATTGGACAATCTTCTGTGATTACAATTCCAGATCCTGGTGCTGCTACTAGTAAATTTGTGCTTCAAGATGGAACAAACACCGTTCTAAGTGTGGCCAATTTGAAATACGGAGCTACACCTGTTGCTCAAGTAGATCCTGCTTCTTGTACTATCACTGCCGCAGCAGGTGCCGCAAACACCGCAACTGTTACCATTCAGCTAAAAGATGGAAGTGGCACTAACATGGCTAGAATTATTCCATTCAGAGTTTATGCATCTTCTGCCGCTGATGGACTAACCCTAGCAAGTGCCGCATCAACTGGGTTCTCTGTTGCGAGTGGGGGTTTGAGTTTAAATAATGGCGCTGCAATTACTACTCAAATTTCTTGTATTTCTAGTGCAACTGGAGGATGTGTTCTTAGTCTGCTTGATACAGGCAAACAAACAAGCTACCTCGTCCTTGTTCTTGCCAATGGATGCAAAATCTCCGCTCAACTTTCAACTGGAAGTTATGGTTAGTAAATAATCAATTTGTAATTTATCAGGGGGTTAACTTCCCCCTTTTTAAAAGGAATCGATAGATGCAAGGTGCTTATGGTGGATTGATTATTATTCTTGTTTATGCAAGTGCAGGTGATGTACCACCAGGCCAAGGGTTTTTCTTGCAAACTGATAATACCCCCTTGTTGTTGACTGATAATAGTAACTTGTTGCTTGCAAATTAAGGACAAAAAAATGTCAAGAACATTAGAACAAATATACATTGATAACCCTATTACCTCAAATACATCAACGGATTTAATGTATTTTGCTCAATCCCCTTATTCTGCGGGTAATGATGCTGGTATGACCTTTGCAAATTTTAGTTCACAATTTGGCGCACCTTATACGGCGGCAGCTCTTACTCGTACAAATGATACTAATGTTACTGTAACTCTGGGAGGAAACCCGGCAACCGCCTTATTACAAGCGACGTCCTTAACTATGGGTTGGACGGGAACACTGGCTGAAACAAGAGGAGGGACAGCGCAATCTACTTATACTCTAGGAGATACTTTATACAGTTCAGCTGCAAATACTTTATCCAAATTAGCAGGCAATATCACCACTACAAAACAATATCTTTCACAAACAGGAACAGGTGCGGTTTCGGCTTCCCCTGCATGGTCAACCGTTGATGGAGGAGATATTACAGGGGCTGCATTAACAAAAGTCGATGACACCAATGTCACAATGGCTTTAGGAGGAACTCCAACAACAGCTTTACTGCGCGCTGCTTCAATGACCCTTGGGTGGACAGGACAGCTTGCAGTCACGAGAGGTGGGACTGGATTAGGATCTCTTGCCCAAGGTGATTTAATCTATGGAAGTGCAGCTAATACATTTTCAGCATTAACAAAAGACACTAATGCAACACGGTATTTATCAAATACTGGCACAAGTAATAATCCTGCTTGGGCACAAGTCAACCTTGCAAATGGAGTAACTGGAAATCTTCCTGTAACAAATTTGAACTCAGGTACAAACGCATCATCAACTACCTATTGGCGAGGTGATACTACTTGGTCCACGATAACTGGAACTGATATCACTGGAGCTGCACTTACTAAAGTAGATGACACTAATGTAACCCTAACACTAGGTGGCACACCGGCAACCTCTCTTCTTCGTGCAGCTTCAATAACAGCCGGATGGACAGGCCAACTAGGATTAACTAGAGGGGGTACAGCTGCAAGTTTAACAGCATCAAACGGCGGCATTGTCTATAGTAATGCCAGTACTCTTGCAATATTGGCAGGAACTGCCACCGCTGGCCAGATGCTTCAATCTGGTGCTAGCACCACCCCTTCCTGGTCAACATCCACATATCCTGCGACCAATGCTGTTAATACATTGCTTTACGCATCATCCGCTAATGTCATGTCAGCTCTTGCCACTGCTAATAGCTCTGTATTAGTGACAAGTTCAGGAGGCGTACCTAGCTTGTCAACAGCTTTACCATCTGGGTTAACTGCTACTAACATGAACTTAACCACTCCCACCCTTGGCGTTGCTTCGGCCACTAGCATTAACTTTGGTGGCGGCGCTTTAAGTAGTTATGTCCCAAATACGTCTTGGACACCTACATTTACTTTTGGGACGCCTGGGAATCTTAGTGTTGTTTATAATACGCAAACAGGAAGATATGTAAGAATTGGGGATGTTGTTTATTATTCTTTCTCTTTGAATGTTACACCTACATTTTCTTCTTCATCAGGTAATGCAATTATTGGCGGACTCCCATTAACTGTAAGTTCTTCCGTAAACTGCTATGGAACATTTCAAGCAACTTTACTTTTATTTTCCGGATATCTTTCCGCTGCTCCTACTGGCGGTCAAAC